TTTATTTGGATCTGTAACAAAGTATGGAGATACATAACCACGATCGAACTGCATACCTTCTACGGTCTTAAGTTCGGTATCCATACCTTTAGCTTCCTCTACAGTAATAACACCTTCAGTACCAACTGTCTTCATTGCTTCTGCAATAAGTGATCCAATACTTTCGTCGTTGTTAGCAGAGATAGATGCTACCTGATGAATTTTATCATTGTCATCTCCTACCTTCGTAGTAATCTTTTCTAACTCATCAACGATCGTTTCTACTGCTTTATCCATACCACGCTTTAGATCGATTGGATTTGCTCCTGCAGTAACGTTCTTAATACCCGATGTAATAATTGATTGAGCTAATACTGTTGCCGTAGTTGTACCATCACCTGCTAGATCTGCAGTTTTCGATGCTACTTCTTTAACCATTTGTGCGCCGGTGTTTTCAATTGGATCTTCTAGTTCAATTTCTTTCGCTACCGTAACACCATCTTTAGTTACTACTGCGCCGAACTGACGATCGATTACCACATTACGACCTTTCGGACCTAATGTTACTTTTACTGCGTTAGCTAATTTGTCAATACCACGCTTTAGTCCATCACGACTCTCTGAATTGAAGTGAATTGTTTTTGCCATAACCTTTATTTTATTTTAACTCGTTTAGTAACTTAACCATCATTGACATGACATGTAACTCTTTATCTACTGCAAATGAATCCTGATATTGTGCTTCTGCCAAGATTAGAATTACAGGTGCAATATGGCCTTTTGCATAATTATCTAGTTCATCAAAAAGAAAGCGATACAATGCCGAAAAATCTTTAACTTTACTATCAGCAATCGTTTGTCTGATCTGAGTAAATGCAGATTTCTTATCAGTATCACCTTTTAGTATATCCAATATACTTGTCATGTAATTAGCTTGAATCAAACTAGTTGCATCCATCTTTAATACGCCATCAATCACTTGACGTTGACAAGAATTCAAAATCCTACGTATATCTGGATAACCGGAATTAATTATAGGAACTAGATCTTTCTTATCATACTGTACATTGAGTTCTGCAAATATACTAGCCATTCGTTTTGCTACATCTGCTTTGCTAGGCGGATGAATTGCAAACACTTGACAACGACTTTGAATTGGATCAATAATCTTTTCAACATAGTTACATGTCAATATAAATCTCGTTGTCTTACTAAATGTTTCCATTAGATTACGAAGAGCTGCTTGGCCGTTAGGAGTCATGTAATCAGCTTCATCTAATATACAAATCTTCCATCTGCGAAACCCTACAGTACTAGCAAAGTTTTTAATCTTCGTTCTTACCGTTTCAATATTGTTTTCATCAGAAGCATTGATATACATAACATCGGCATCGACATTCTGAGCAATGATCTTTGCTAATGTTGTCTTACCTGTACCAGCAGTACCGTAAAATAACAAATGAGGAACATCACCGCTATCGATATAAAGTTTTACCTTTTCGATAATATGTTCGTTACCAATGTAACCTTCTAATGTATCGGGTCTATACCGTTCCACCCACAACGTATTTTCTATTGTATTAAACATAACTTATTATTAATTACCTGTACTACCAAATCCGCCTTCACCACGTTCTGTATTTGTCAATTCTGTTGCTTCTTCAACTTCAATAGTTGGATAAGGCATTATAATTAACTGACCTACGCGGTCACCGATTTCATAACGTTTAAGTGATGCAAAGAATGTTTCTTTTGGCATCTTAAACTTAAACACAATCTCGCCACGATATCCAGAATCAATTACTCCTACACAATTCGATAACATGATATCTTTCTTAGATACCGAACTACGTGGAAATATCAAACCAACATGGCCTTCTGGTATTTCTACTGCTAGACCTGTATAATATGCAATAACATCATTTTCCGGTTCAGTTAACATAGCAATTGCCGTTAAATCTAAACCAGCATCTCCTGGCTTAGCGTAGCCAGGAATTACTGCTTTCGGATGTAGTTTCTTAAATCTTACTTTCATATTACGCTGTTTGTAGTTGAACTAAGTAATACAATGATTCATATGTCTGAGACTTGAATGTTACACGAGCTAAACCAGCACCTGATACTTCAAGCGTTGCTGTATCAGCATCACGATTTGCTTGAAGTATTTCTTTAAATAGGTTACTTGAGAAACAAATCACTGACATATCTTTACATGTTTCGCCTTCACAATCAGCTTCAAACTTAATACGGTTTGTATTGATTGAACTATAGTTCATAATAAATTCAACCTTACCACCAGAACATGCAATACCAAAGTTTTCAGCTTCTGGAAGTGCATTCTTGGCTTTAATGAAACGGTTAACGAACTCTTTATTTAAGGTTACCGTTACATTCCAATCCGGCAATTGCTTTAATTCAGGTACCTGACGTATTACTGAAAGGTCTGCTAACATAAATGTCATGTTAACATCTTTATCATTGATACCTAAGCTAACTGCATGATTGCTCGTTACATTAACATCTACATCAATGTCATCATTAACTGCTGAAAGCATTTTTACAAGCTGCGGAGTAGCAAATACTCCTAACTCATGATCTCCTACATTAAGAGTTTCTGATGTTACAGAACCAATAACATTCTGGTCATCCGTAATAAACTTAGTAGTTAGTTTACCATTTTGTGAAACCCACTTTACTGATGTAGTTGCTCCGGCCAAATGGTAACGGCCAATAAAACTTAAAATGTCTGTCTTTTTCATATTTGTTATACTGTTTCGAAGAAATTATTAAATGTATTTTCGTTTGTCGATGAAATATGCGTTCCGCCATAGTTCATATAGTAATGACGATACTTTTCATAGATATGAAGTGCTGCGTCTGGATTCTCAAACATTTCATTCATACTCTTAAGAATCTGATAAAAGTCTGCCGGAACAATTGTTTCTAACAATTCAATATGAGCATCTACTAGTTCATTAACCATGTCAATTGCTTTGTTAAATACAAATACATTGTTAAGAACCATTTTCATATTGCAATCAGCGTCATATTTAGCTACTTCGCCAAACGTCATATGTATTGGATGACCAAATGGATTAGGAACAATATCTGTAGCATTATACGGTAGATTGTCGCCTTTAGGGAAGTATAAATGACTAAATGTCATTTTGCTTAACTGAGGTGAATGCAAATACGTACCATACACTGGATATTGACCTGGCGATGAACTATCTGTCGATACTTGAATTCTGTTATCGAAATGCTTATTAAAGCTCTTTTGTAGCAAACTCAATAAGAAGAAGTCACTAATCTTAGAAATACCTAGCAAGTGAATATAACCGTTACGCTCTTTTTCAAACTCACGATTCTGTAACATTACTGCTAAAGCATAAAAGAAATCAACAAGCTTTTGTGGACCGCCTACACACCAACCACCAAATTCAAAATCCTTAACCTGATCGTACCAGTATGCATACTGATGAGTATTAGAACCTTGAAGTACATTAAGGAATGTACATTTACCGGACTGATGCTGTTCAAACCATTTAAAGTTATCTAAACTAATAGACAATGAATCTTCAAATCGGTTCGCGTACATAGTACGTGGTGGGATATCTAGGTTAGCTGCGATATCAGCATTATTTTCTAACCAATGGAAAATAGTCTCACGAATCTCTGGAGTCCACTTTAGGGCTCCTCGAGCTAACTGGTAACCGCCAGAGTCACCAAATACAAATGCTTTCTCTAGACCAAAGTCTTTTCTGGTCTCAGGCTTTTTGTAATAGTGTCCTGCAGTTACTAGGAAATATGGATGTCTCCATTCTTCTGGAAACTCCTCTGAATAAAATCTAGAAGTTAAGCCTGGCATAACTTCTTTGTTCTTCTTAAATGCATCGGCACTACCACCGGCAGATAAGGAAGGAAAATAAATAAACTTCTTAGGATTAGTCATTAAACATTGCCTTTAATAAATTGTCGCAACTAAAATATTCTTTCGTTAAACGTTTTGCATCACGTTGTATAACATTCATATAGTTTGGATATGAACTCATATGAAAATCAATTAGTTTAACCAATTGTTCTTTATTACGTTCATATGCCTCAAACGATTCTGTCCATTCACTAGGATACTTAAATATCGTATCATACATTTCTGTATAACTCAAACGATTCGGTACCAATGAAACTGCCTCTGCTAATAAACCTTCGTAGCATGAAATTCCTAATGTCTCTTGCAGATTTGCAGAAAACACTATCTTAGACTTACCTAACAACTCATGATATTCAGCTTTTGTTAGTTTTCGATCTTGACAAACAATAAACTTATACTGAGGTAATTGTTTAGCTAAGTCTCTAAATATCTCAACTTGCTTCTCAGGCGCTATACGGTGCGGAAACAAAATTATATCTTCTTTCTCAGTTGGCTTTACAATAGCGTGTAAATACTCCATCGGCCAACCCGTATGGTAACATTTAATATCATTGCCATATGTTTGTTTAAACAATTCAATATGATATTCTGATGCAAACCAGTTATAGTCAATTGCTTGAGCTAATGATAACTCAAATGACTTAACCCACTCATCTTTAATAAGACGACCTAAAAAGTCATTCTTATCATAGTTACCAGCATGCCAAAGAGCATGTATCTTAACAGGAATGCCTAACAACTGACTCATATACTTGAGTTGAATTATTGTTGGATTCCATGCATCTGTATATAAAAAGATGTCACCTGCCTTAACATTACCTTCTGTAAATGCTCGAGCAATTTTACTCATCTGTGAACTCTTATATATATTCGTACCGCCAAAGTTTAAAAATGCTCCGGGTGTAGTAGCTTCTGGAATATCAGAATCGCCTTCAACAACCTCAACATCGAAATCTAAAGCTTTATCATCGATATAAGCTCTAATTACTGATGGTACCCAATGCTTCCATTCGCCCGTATATCGAGTATCAACAGCTTCTAAATCTACAATCCAAACTTTATTCATATGTATCGAATTTATAATCGTTAGGAGTTACTTGTTGCATATTATGCACTGTAGTACAATATAATGAATAGTCATCATACACTACTTTAATACTATCTGTTTTCTTTAACAACCCAGCATCTGTTGCAGATATCATTAGAAGTATATGACAATGTATACGTAACATTGCCGGAATCTTTTCTAACATACCTGGCGTAACTTCTAATGAAATTATACGTGACGTTAACATATCGAAAATAGTATCAAACTTATTTTCATCTATTAGTTGCTGTACAGCGCCTGAACAAAAATATACATGAGGCTGTTCAATCGTAAAATTTACTGGCAACGCTTTAAAATCTGAGATAAATAGAGTATCGATATCCGTATACCGACCTTCTACTTCTTTGCCATACCAATAACCTTTAAATCCAATCATAACTAATTATTTCTTTTATTATAATGAAAAAATCAATACGAACCTAAGCAAATGAAAAGAATTTACCAACATTTCTGTTGTTAGGAATATCACCCCAACCCATAGCATCATAATATGATTGCAGTTTCTTTGTCATAATCTTTTCATAGATTAGATTGTTATTCAAATGCTGTTTTAAGAATTCCATAACCTCTGCCGGAACACCTTCATCTGGAATTGCAATAGTTTCAAACGTATATGCATTAGGCTTAATATATGCCCATTTAACTTTCTGTCCTATATCAATTCTAGGTGCTGATGGGATGTTTAAGATATGCAATAAGTTGTTATAGTTAATTGCTGACTTAATATGTATCGGTGTACCTTTAGCTGTTATCAAAAACCCATCACTTCTCTCCGTAGCATATTCGCCAAACTTTTTAATTGAACTGGCTGGCATAATCTCTGTTACGTTTTCTACAGTAAGCAGATACTCTTTAAAATCCAATACAACTTCATCGACCTGAGTCTTAGATTGATTGTCTAACAAGCGTATTAACAGATCTGACATATACTCACGGAACTTCTTAGGGAAGTTAGATCTAACAACGTCAAGGCCTTTCACATCGAGTTTAAACTGCTTTTCGCCTTTCGTCATATCAGAAATAGAAACGCCTTTTTCAGATATAATCTTTTGAGCATAACGCTTCTTCGCAATCCAAATAGCTGCTTCAGCTACATATTCTTGTTTAAAGGTCCAGAAGTGTTTATCAATATTACAGTACAACTTAGCAAAGTCATCAAACGAACCGTTAATAAACTTTTCTACCTGTTGAGACGTTTTAAATGTTATCGTAGCCTTTTCATCATAGCTAAGTTTTTTACCTTGCTTCTTTTCTAGCATTTCGATTATCGGTACTGCTGAGAAAAAGTTACTATCCGTATCTACATAAATTACATAGTCTCGGTCAATACCAGTTGCTTTAGTAAACCACTCATTGCCTTTTTGCATCGCATGTTTAACTACGGCCTGACCGGTAATGGTAGTTGCTTCTGCATTATCCAAGTCATAGAATCTGAAGCCTCTATTACCTAATACACCATACAAAGAGTTCGATATAATCTTTTGAGTTAGCTGTCTGGACTCATAGTATTCGTATAACAATTTGTTACCTTCTTGTTTATATTGTTTAGCTAAAGCTCTAAACTCATCACGTTCTTGGCTCCATAACTCAAGAATACTAGGAATAAGACCCTTACGTGACAAGTCATATACAACGCCGTTAGCAGCTATTGAATAGTTATTAGTAACTAAATAAGCACGCAATTCGTTAGGTGTCCAAGACAGCCGTTTAGATGATACTTTAAATACTATAGGAGTATTATTGATAAAAGCATTTAGATCCCAATTGTCGATTCTAAACACTTTAGTCTCTGGAGACATATTTAGAGATCGTTGTGTATTAGGATATAGACCCGAGGCATCTTCGTCAAATACCCATTCATACCTGCCAGGTACTGGATCTTTAACAAATGCACCAGTAAAGCTATCATCATCCTCTTCATCGACAGCTACATCTTCGGTA